CAAATAACGCCGCATGGGTAGTGATCACACCGACATTTAGTGACTATATCAACGGGCACTGGATGTTCGAGAATACGCCCTTTGTCAATGGCACTGTACCGGGTCAATTGCCACCGGTATTTTGTACGGGCAAGGTCTACGATCTCTACTATGCGGCTGGTCGCTTATTGATGAAATGGGGGGCCGCGCTCACTGATCGTTATGACGCAACCGTTGACGGGCAAGTCTTGAACCGCTCCCAGATCAGACGTGCCAAGATAGCACAGGCGCATGAGTACTTCAGAATGGCAAAGCCGAAAGTGGTCAAACAATACAGACACGATGTTATGTCGCCAATCAGCACACGCCGGGCGCGGTTGCTTGATAGTGACGACGTGGTAAAGGGGGCATAGCATGACAAGATCGTATGGTGTGGTGCTCTCCTGTTCTGAGATTGATCAGTTGCGTGCCGATAATGCGGCGGTTTCTCTTTCTCTACCTTGTACCATCAAACGAAAGTCAACGGTGAAGGACGCGTGGGGCACCGACAAGAAGTTAGCGTTTGACACGGTTGCAACTACCCTTTGTGGTACGAAGCCACCACGGGCCGGTATCCTGGCATCATACGCCTATATGATCGGTTCTCAAGCAACGTGGCAAGAGCTAAACTTCAAATACGGCACAGATGTACGCATTCTCGATCATGTCCTTATTGGAAGCGATGAGCTTATTGTTCAGGCTATTCTCTCACAACAGTCATACAACACCCTCATGACGGTGTTAGCAAGCGAGATACAACCATGAGCAATGAAGTTGGGGTCGCTTATTCGTGGATACTCTCAACACTCGCAAATGACAGCGTGATCGTAGCAGATGCGCCGGGAGGCTTACAGCGTGCGTATATGCCTCCTGGTTCTCTTTCTCCCTACGTGGTGATGATCTTCGATCCTAACAAATCGAAAGACTACCCGGTATTTGGTGGGGGCCGCGCCTATAGTGATCTCTGCTTCTCGATTATGGTCATTGGCAATGCCGACGATACTGAGACGATTATCAACGCCGCAAGTCGGATCGATCAACTCATCACCGTTGCACAGACTACAACGATAGCGGGGGGGACGCTTCTCAGTAGTATCCGTGATACACCAGTCTTTGCAGATACGATCATCGAGGGTGAGCAAATGACATCAATCGGGGGTGACTATCACCTTCTCATCGTGGGAGCATAATCATGGGATTAACCATAAAGATCGTCTACGAGGGGCTTGAAGAAGCGATTGCTCACATGGAAAAGATTGATACCCGTATCCCCGCTAACATGGAAAGGCAGATGAAAGAAATTGCATCTGCCGGTGAAACTGCGTGGCATGGGGTCATACCTCGTGGGCGTACCGGGCAACTCTCAGGACAAGCTAAGGGTGAGGCATCAGGTATGGTTGCAACTTTCAGCGATGATACATGGTACTACGGCCTCGTTAATGACGGGCACAGTACGGCACGTGGGTGGCGGCGTCCGTGGGGCTATCAAGTTGCAAAACGAGTCTCTCATGTTGAGGGAAGAGAAATGACCAAGGCGCTTGCACAATGGGCAAGAAATAACGCGGGCGAATATCTCGCAAAAGCACTCAAGGATTTATAATTTCATTAGTTCTTCTCTTCTTCTGAGCACATAGCAATAGCTGTATGTTGGGAAGAGGGCGAAAGGATGCATAATGGCTGCATTAGCAGGAATTGGTGCCTCATTTACAGAGGCTTCAACGGCTGTCAATCAAGCATCAAAGTGGACGCTGAGTATTAAAAATGCTCAGAAAGATGTCACCCCTTTTGGTGCCTCTGGATCGTGGGCAATCAATATTGCCACAATCAATAGCTGGACAGCCAAGGTCACCGCCTTTATTGACACAACCGACACAGGGGCAACCAATCTATATGCACTGATCGGTTCTACTATTGCTCTTACCCTCAACGTTCAAAGTACCCCGCATGGCTTTACAGGATCAGCGATCTTAACAGGTATTGATCCATCGGCAGACGTGCAGGGCGCACAGACAGTTGACTTCTCTTTCACAGGCACAGGCGCTATCACGTATTCGTAAGCGGCATAAGGAGTATTTAAAATGACTGCATATGCCGGAATAGCGGGGGATGTGTGGTTCTCTACATCTCCCCCTACCGCGCTCGGTTCACCTGAGACGGCAAACGATAGTGGAGATCACATTCACTACTTCATGGCAACGCATATCGCATGGGATCAGACAAAAACACTAACGGTTCAGTGTTCCCCAAACGGTTCAAGTTCATGGGTAACAGTAACGGACTATGTGTTTTTGTGGCCGGTGGGGGAGATCGTATTCAATAGCGCCCGCGTGGTCTCGACGAATAACTTTGTACGGGTAAGCGCCGGATCATACTTTACGCTGAGTCAGCTTGTCGGATCACACATCTGGAAAATGCAAGCAAAAGCCAATACCAAAGACATCACAACGTTTGGTGCAACTGGCAACTACGCGCTCAATTTGACCACCACAAAGGCCGCAACCTTCAGTGTCCAGATGTACGCCTCTGATGCTAAGATTTTGACTGAAATGGGCGCGACGAACACTTCAGGGGGGATTATCGTGTGCTCATTCTATTGGGACGTAACCAATTCTAGGCGATGGCAATTCTACGCATTGACTACGGGTGAGGATACCAACGTTGTTTCACAAGATGTGAACAAGCAAACCGTCAATCTTGTGAACACCGGGCCAATTTACCGGATCACATCATCGTCATTTAGTACTGCAACAGTAAAGATGTTATAACATGAGCATAGACACCATTAACTTAAACGATGTTGAAAAACAGCAAGAGTCTGATAAATTCCCATCATTTGAGAATGATGAAGATTTTGTCAATCACATCATTTCAAATAAACCAGCAGAACTATTGGTGGACGTTCCTATGTGGAACGTGCAGATCCTTTGCCGGGCACTAGGGGCTAATGCACGCTTTGATCTGCAAATGGTTGCTATTAATCTGGAAACAAGTACGTACGATTATAGGCCACATTTCTATAAGATTGTCATGGAAGGGTGTTATAATCCGCGCACAGGCCATAAGGTGTTTAGTGAACGACACCGTGAGGCAATCATGCAGCAACAAGACGGGCGGGCGGTTGAGGTACTTGCTCTAGTCATTTTGCAATTATCGCACTTGCTCAAGGGGGGCATTGAGGATACCGCAAAAAACTAGATAACCCGGTAGTTTTTAATACGTTCAGGCTTGCGCATATGCGCGGGTATGGGCACCTTGATGAGATGCTCAATGACTCATCAAGCTCAGAGCTATCGGGGTGGTATGAATACATGCAGAGGGAAGATGAGCGTATTGTACAACTTATTGCGCGCGCTATTCTCCTTGCATTTAACGGTGAGAGTAAGGGCAATCAACGCGGCCCGACGCAAAAGGAAGAGATCATTGACACAACTGATCCTGATTTTGCAAAACATTTCATGGGGTTTACTGGTGGAGGACCACAACCACCGCCACAACCACCACAACCAGAGACGCAAAGCGACTACCAGATCATAGACGGTTAGGAAAGGGGGTGATACGGACATGGCAGATGAAAAGATCAAGCTAGAGATAGAAAGCGAGTATACGGGGGGTGCAGGTGAGGCGGCGGCAAAGGATCTTGAAAAGGCTAGGTCTGGGATGCAAGGGGCCGGTGAAACGGCGGCACAAGCGGCGGGGCAATTCGACGCATTTGGTGAGTCATCAGGGAAAGCAGCAGGCGGGGCCGGTGTCCTTCGAGACGCGCTAGAAAAGTTACCTGAGTCAACGATGATGGTTGCAGGTAGCACAGAGAAAATGAATGAGGCGCTTGATAGTGCCTCGGAGTCAACCCCCAAATTCTCGGAAGCGCTTAATGCCGTTGAAGAACCTGCAAAAGCAGCGTCAAAACAAATAGATCAGGTAAGCAGTAGTGTTGCAGATTTCAGTGAAGAAATGCGGCCAACACTTCCCGTGATCGAGAGCATGCAAAAAGGTTTTACAACGTTAAGCGAACAAGCAACCATAAGTGCTCCGGCTGTAAGCGGTGTTACCGATGCATTTGCAAATATGGCGCGTACCCCTGTTGCATCCTTTAATGAGGCGGTTTCTGTTGCGTCAAAAATGAGCATGCCGTTCACTGTCTTACAAAATAGCATTGATGCGGCTGGTATTTCATGGGGTGATTTTGTAGGACAACTGAGTCCTGAATATCAGGGGCGTTTGCAAAAACTTGCCGATAATTCTCTCTATGCCGGGGAATCCGTCAACACACTTGCAAAAAGCTATAGTGGGGCCGACGCAAAAGCGGCTACGTTCTTTGGGAATGTTGCAAAAGAAGGTGATGCTCTTGCGGGGTTTGGGAAGGGTATGGAGGAAGTATCAAGCGCCGCCAAAGGCATGAGTGTTGGGGGAATATTTAGTGAGATTGGCGGGGCGTTTAGTCAGGTATCTGAAGGGCTTATGACGCTTGCCATGCCAATTTTTGCGATACAGGCAATTGGCATGGTTGTACAGGCTGTCTCGCAAGGGATCTATGATGCGGCAGCGTTAGCAGAGGGACCAGCCGCCCACACGGTCGGTACCTTTACCGGTTCCGTTGATCAGCTTACCATTAGTGCTGCAAAGGCAGGACAAGTATTTTCTGAGTCATTTGGTAAAGAGCTTATCCCTGATTTGCAAGCGCTTAACTATTCAGCACAACAAGGTGATTTCGGTCAATTAGGAAAGGATCTTGGAGATATCACTGGCATCATAGCCGGGCCTCTCGCAATGTTTGTAGGTGGTACTGCAATGACAGTGCCGGGAGGTGGTGCGATTGGTCAGGATATAATAAGCGCTGGATGGCGCATGACTGCAAACAGCGCTGCATCTATGATTGGCATGAAATCACCATACGTTGCAAACACACCCACAATAGATTATGCAGCCATAGATGCACAGATGCTTCAAACAGCACAGCAAAACTATGCCATGGCCTCAGATCCGCAATATATGGCAACGGCGCAATCAGCCGCCTATCTCCAATTCAAACAACAACAGGCCATCCAGCAAGTTGCTATGTATGATGTCTCTCATTGGTCTGGATCATCGGGTTTCAATGATCCCATGAACTCTGTTGCGCAAGCTGAAATGGTACGTGCATCAGGGCAACAATACGGTATGAGTCAACGGGACTTAAACAACGATCCGAACGCAAACTATTTCTATGGCCTCTTAGGTCAAATGCCCTATACGAATGAGTCTTCCTTTGGTGGATGTTTCCCGGCTGGTACAATGATCAGTATGTCAAACGGCTCATACAAGCCAATTGAGCGCGTTGAAGTAGGTGAGATGGTATTATCCCCACGTGGCCCGGCCCGTGTTAACGATGCCTTTACGTACAATTTTAAGGGTATTTACCGTGTCCTTTTCAACAACGCAACCATCCTGTATGTCACTGACGGGCACCCGGTTGCAACGCCGCAAGGGTGGAAGTCAATCAATCCGATCACTACGGCAAGAGAACACGCAGGGCTTTCATGTAGCACGCTTATGGTTGGTGATCGTGTGATCACGCAAGATGGTTCACAATTTGCGGTAGAGTCTATCACCATCTCGCATATTGCCAATGAGGTTTATAACCTCACGGTTGCGGGTGATCACGTTTACTATGCCAGTGGCTTCCTTGTGCATAACAGCAAGCTTTCGATGAGCGTTGCTGATGCCGTAGGAAACACGCAGATACCATCAAACAGCTTACAAAACTCGGACATGATGAGTAGCATCACGGCAAACTTCTCAGGGCTTGACCTTAATAAGACGTTTGATGTCAGCATTGCATGGAACGTTGCAGGCGATCTCTTCCATAGCTTTATCGGTAACCCCATATGGAACACAGCCGGGGACTTGTTCCATGCGTTCATAGGCAACCCCATATGGAACACAGCCGGGGACTTGTTCCATGCGTTCATAGGCAACCCCATATGGAACACAGCCGGGGACTTGTTTCATGCATTCGTCGGTAACCCGATATGGAATACAGCCGGGGAATTATTCCATGCCTTTATTGGCAACCCGATATGGCAAGCGGCAGGGGAATTATTCCATAGCTTTATCGGTAATCCTATGTGGAGTGTGGCCGGTGATCTTGCACACGTCTTTTCTGGCAATC